GAAATGAAAGATATGCCAATGGATGTAGTATTAGGTAGTATGCTTTTTTTTTACCGTTTAGGGATAGAATTATCGAAAGTTATGATGAACTATTTGGAGAAGGGGGAGGGTCTGACCTTACAGCAGCAGGACAGTTTGCTGAAAAGTGGGGATGGTATCAATCAATTTACGCACTCTCTCAAGGGGATATTAACCGAATTGAACATATCACTAAATTAAATGTACATCAATGTTTGTATATGTTAGCGTTTATGAAAGACAAGGCCGAAGTAGAATCGAAACAAATAAAAAATAAAATTAAATGAGTAATCAAGGAATAAGAGGTTTTTATCAATTAACAGATACTATAAAAGATAATCTGCTAAACGATATAAATGTCAATACAGTTACAACAGGAGATATTACAGATATTGATTTATCTAAACAAACTATATTTCCTTTATCGCATATTATGATAAA